CCTTATCTAAAATAATCTGGCACAGCGTTGTCTTGGGGTCAAACTCAAGCGGAATACGCTCTTTTAAAATAAGCTCCTTAGGCACCGCTTTATCAAATATCACGATTCCGCCGCAGTGCAAGGAAGTGCATCGCTCTGTTCCCTCAAGTTCCTTCGCTGCAGCCCGAACCGAATCAACCGAATCGTAGCCAACAAGTTGTCCTAACTTAAAGTTTTTAGGAATTCGCCCTTTTACCCCTGATCGTCGCACAGCCTCCCGTAGTGCACTCTTCGGCTGAAACTTCACATGATTACTGATCCGTGCAACACGCTCAGGAAAGGCCGAGGCAATGCGAGCGTAAAGTTCGTCACGACGATTGTAAGGAACATCAATATCAATATCGGGCATATCGGCACGGAAATCGTTCATAAATCGTGCTAGCTCCATGCCATAGACAATCGGATCACTATCCGATATTCCAAGAAGCCAGCACACAAGCGACGACCCGGCTGACCCACGAATCACATGTGGTATGTCATTCATGAATCCCATAATAGTCTGAACTTGGAGAAAGACCGACGTGAACTCATTCTTATCAATAAGGGCAAACTCCTTTTCAAGACGTTCCTTATACAAAGGTCCCGACGGGACAACCCTTTTAAACATTGGTGGTAAAATAACAGAAGCCGACATTAATCTAGTTGGTTAGAGACCAGCGAAATCATTTTTTGTAAATAATTAGTATTAAAGGCACAAAAGTTATAAAGGTATAAAAATTGAAACATGTGTTTCTAAAAACACGATCAGTAATGTACGAAGAAACCATCACAGCAATCAAGTCTGTATGTGCCCAGATCAACTTGACCTATTCAAAAGAAGGTGATGGTCGTTTAACAAGTGCACTAAAGGAGACAGAATATTTAAATTCCCTTAAGGCAGGCCTTCAGACTAATAATCCAACCTTTAAAATCGAGATACCGAAGGAACGTTACTGGTACGATGTTCTTATTAACGACATTCCGATCAATCTGAAGCTCACAACAGGTGGCACGGACAACGCTTTCAATAAGACAGCAATTGTCTTTACAATTTCGGGTCAGATTCTTGAGAAGCGAAACATGAACTTTAACCAATGGTATTATATTGTAGCGAACTGTCCAAAGAAGGAGAAGCGAGATCACAAGACTGAATATCACTACCTTGTTGTAAATAAGGATTCTGGTAATGTGATACTTAAGTCCATCTTAGATATTCATAGTTACAAGAGCAATCCGTGCAACGATCTGCAGATCAACTGGGCCAACGAGTTCAAGCACATTGATCATCTGACGCCCGACCATCTATTTAATGACAAAATAAAGGAGCTGCTAACAGCAGTCCAAACCTCTGTGAAACAGGCTATTGCCGGTATGAGCGACTTTGCCACCGCGACGCTTTGAACAATAAAAAGTTTGAAATCACCTTTTTTTATAAAGTTTGCTCCAATATGGCAAAACGCCCACTCAATTACGATGATCTTTTGGGAAATATGCCAGAATTACGTCGGTCTATATCGGAAGTTATTTCGCAAAATCCAGAAATATGGGACAACATCTGGTCTGTAAAATTAGTAGAATCGCACGAATCTGAAATAATTGCCACCGTCGAAATAAAAGTTAGGGCAAACGGAAAGGGCTTTTCCCGCGAACTAGTTATATTTAAGGTAGAAAAACCGACGCCTATAGCCGGTTTCACTATACAGTGGGGCTCCGTGCCTCATCCTATTATTCCTATTATCTATAACTGGCTAAAACACACTGACACAAGCCAAGAGCGAGCTGTTCTAAGAACGATCAGTATAAAAGAAGATCTTATTAAATTTGCATGTATAAAACCAGAAGGACTATAATACGATTTGTTAAGCTAACCGAACATTAGAAATCTGCTTATGACCGATCTTAAATCGACCAGAATAAATATAGTCCTTTTGAAACTCTACACTGTTTAAGAAAGCTACGGTCTTTTTTACAACATCTAAACCGACACCTTCCTTTGGCATAAGACACAAAAGCCCTCCGCCGAAATACTGCACCTTATCAATAAATGCCACCTCCTGCCTACGCGACAGATTCTGTATATAGATACACTGCGAACCTAAATTACTATTAATTGTCTTAATATTTCGTGGGGCACCCCACTCAAACCAGTTCTTCTCATTAAAATTCTTAATCCTGCGTTCCATTAATGCAGTCTTATGTAAAAGCAGATGAGCATCTATAACTCCGTTACCAGATGGGTACGAATCTACAAAGCTATACTTATCTGCTTTATCCTTATCATTTAAAACGGATACATTCCCTATAGGAACCCGATAGACTTCATCACGCCCTGAAACAAGCCCAACATAGACGTGAAACAGATCTGATAGCTGCTGGCCCGTAACAACCAAGTCACTAAAGGTAATAATCCCATTACTCACATTGCAAATCTTGTTTAAACCATTTACTACAGTCTTATTCGTAATAAGTCCTTTTTGGTAGCGAAACACCAACACGTCAATAGATGCATCAATAAAGAGTCGTTCATCATTAGGAAATAGAAAGTCTGTAAATGAGCCGTTCTTGGTCATCGTACTGATAAGTGCCGATGCACTAGTGAGCTTAATAAAGTCCGACGGTACAATAAAGATCAACTCTCCGCCATCCAATAAAAGACCGTAACAAAGCTCAATAAACTTAATATACAGATTCCCACTAGTCTGTTTCACATAAGGAGGGTTTCCAATAATCGTACTAAATTGCCCTTCGACGTGCTGTTTCGTAAAGTCCCCATATACAATAGTCTGCTCATTAGAAAACGTAACAACCGGTTTCACAGTGACATCAAGCTCGTAGCAGACCATTGGATACTGAGAATCATAATCTAGAAATTTGGTTAAAAGATGTCCAGCACCAAACGATGGCTCTAGAAGCCGCGACCCCTTATGCTTCACCGAATCAAATACGAACTTTTGTAAGACCTCCGAAACAGTAAAGTACTGCCCCAGATCTTTCTTCAAAGAAACACACGCAACTATATGTTTTTCATAAGGCCCTTTCTGTTTATACAATTTACCACATTTATCACATTTATTAGACATTGAAAACCATACACCGATCGAACCGAAGTCAAATTTTTATCAATCTATCTATTAGGGAGATGTCAATAAACGACGTTATATTAATTATTATATTAATCGTACTTGGCCTAAGCACATTATATGTATTAGGAGATCAGCGTTTCAAAGAAGGATTCGCTAATCAAGAACAGGACTTTGAGCATTCGTCGTGGAACCCCGATGTTGTAGAAAATGGCCCAAATCACTTATTACAAACAGAAATAGATAACACGCGTCCCTACAATGTAACGGGCACACTCACAAATCAACGGTGCTATGAACAAGACGGCCACCGTGTGCCAGAGAAACTAGGTGATTACACACAACGCACCAACAATTATAAACATACATATCCTGATTCGTGCAGTGCCCCGTTTAAGGAACTTGTAGGTTCTTTCTATACCCCTAGAGAGGGTTCTATAGGCAGCCCTGTTCCCATTGGAAGCAAGGCACCACCTTCAACGCAATGCGTGTAAAAAAATTGAAAGAGATTCATTATACCAGCGAAATAAAGCTATGACAAAGGTAAAGTCAATCTTTATGCAGAAGACGATTCAAGTAATAGCTACACCTACACAACCAGTTAGTCTAACAATAACAGCAAATGAGCTAAACTACGGGCCTGTTATTGAACTCATTATAACGACAAACATTCCATATGATTCAAAAAATCCTTTGGAATGGGACGATCATCCTTTTAAATATGTTGATAGCAAGCATAAAGAAAATAATTACACAATTGCAGATATTATTGACGACACACCTGCCGTTAGAGCCCTAATCGAAGAGCTAGTAGCCGCACCAAAATCTCTATACACTACAACCGATTGTATGCACAAGTCTAGAATCATTAATGCATTAACACGCTTTTGGAGCTAATCGACATTTACCGGTTCATATTCTTGTTCTATATACGTATTTCTATGGAAAACAATGGCTAACAAACAAGTCAATGTGATTGCTACACAGACAGCTAAAGCAGTTATAGCTAGAATATAATCAGTATCCATTATTATTAAATCCGCGTTTGCGTTTAAATAGATACCGGGCAAGTACAAAAATTAAGAACTCCTTAGAATTCTTAAATTTTGTACTTGTCGCTACTTTTATAAAAAAAACCTTACTTCTCATAATATTTATTATCCTTTAGCATTTTTTCCAGTTTTACAAAGTCGTCGACCATCTTCTCCACCTTCTTTTTAGCGGGCCCAAGACCCGCCTTCTTAATAAAGTCGGGGGTTGTACCTCCTAAAACCTGTAAAAACTCAAACTCAGCAGCATCAAGTGTTTTTATTTGAGAATTTATAAACTTAGTATATAGGCCAGCATTAGCATTTGTTTTTCCAGCACCGGCACGCATAGTCTTTACGGAACGCACGCGCTGTCTTCTGGTTGTGTTCATCATCTTTATATATTATAGAAAGAAAAAAATAAGCTGGTATATACCGTGAAGTACCGAATTTGCTAACCCCATCTTAGACATCTTAAATTATGATACATTCACCGACACGCATTAAGAACTCCACGGAGTTCTTACTTGCCGGTAATCAGTTTAACAGTCAATAAACATCGGCTTGGTAAAAAGCTCCTCTGAAAAAAACATAGGGTCCGCCCGTGCTGCTTCAAGATCTTTCATAAACTGTTCATATTCGGGTAGCCCAACTGTCTGCCACCAGCGTTTATTACGTAAAACAGTCAAAAGCTGCCAATCTTGTATAACCCATTTTTGTTTTTCTAGACAATTAGTAACTGACCAATTATCAACAGCCAAGCGGCCTTCGTCATTGTTTGAAAATAACGGGCTATAAACATACGACCAAGTTGTCCAATCCTCTATTAGCCCAACAACGGCAACAGCACCAATCCATTGAGGTAGCAAAGGATCAATTTCGGGCCACGAAGTAACAGGATTAATGCGGCACTCACAGTAATCAGCACCGCTACAATCAAATACTTCCATCTGAACCTGTAACTGACAGTAATATTCGTAAGGTATAATATCTTCTTCTAACTGCCGTGACACAGGTGCCTTAATCTCTAATAAGCGACCCACACCAGGCCCCATTTCAATAAGACCATCTGGTGCTGCCGCCAACTGTTTTAAAACGGGGTGCCTTACACGCCCCACTGTGCAGACACTATTTCCAGAAACCTTTTCATAAATAGCCCTGATAACTGGTTCATACCGAATAGCCCAAACTGAACCCGCCAGCCTTTTATCTTGTGTTAAGAACACCCGTTGTTTCGTATTTGCCCACGTCGGCTTTGCCTTTTTACGCAAAATAGACGTTCTGTTATTATCTAAAATCCCTGAAAATTCGCTGGCTGTTAATAAGTCGCGTTTTTCTAAATACCATTGTTCAGAATCCTGCAAACAGCATACAAGCCCCTTTATTCTTGAAACAGCCTCGGGCATCTTCGGTAAAAGGCGGATAGAAATATCTCTGCGAAATAAAAAGTATTCCATTAACAAACTATGAAATATATCTTCAGCATCTTCACGACTTTTAGTAGTTTTAAAGGAAGGAATAACAATCTCGGTAAATAGATCAACAATTTCAGACTCATATACCCATTCCGTAAAATCCCAAGCATCAAGTAGTTCCTCAGGTGGATCTTCACCGATAAAATCATTTAACCAAGAGCATATTTGACTATATACCATGATCCTCTATAATTAGTCTAGAAAAAACAATGGCTTAAGAGCTCCATATAACTATATACTAGATGTCTTTTCCCAATAATCTAAATAAGTCCCTTACTTGGATAACACTGATTAACCAAGGATATTTAGATTACACAAAGAACTTCTTAAAATCTATAGAACTAAACAAGATAGATTTCAAGCTGGTGGTTTTTTGTATCGACGACGAATCATATAATGAACTAAAAGATAATAATTACTGTATATGCATAAAAGCCGATTTTTTGAAGTACTCTATTCCATCAGATTTTAAAGTTTGGCAAAATATCGATTATAAACGTATCTGTTTTTCTAAATTGGACGTAATATTATACGCACTGAAAAACTTTGGTTCAGATGCAATAGGATTCATGGACACCGATGTTGTGTTATTTTCTGACCCGACGCCTATAGTTGTTAATGCAATGAATGTTTTTAAAAAGGTAAATATATTTGCCCAGTGCGATGAGCTTGGCCAGACATGTTCTAATCCAATGAAATGTAAAATGTTTTGTGCAGGAATACTAATATTTAGAAATATACCTTCGCTTTACCCATTATTAGAATATACCGATGATGATATATATAAATACGATAGCGACCAGCATTTTTTAGTACCAAGACTGCGAAAATTACAGATAGACTACTTTACTATCAATAGAAAAAAATTTATGAACGGCTCATATAATCCAAAAATACGTATAGAAAAGGTCAAAATCCCAGAAGAAACAGCACTTATACATTTTAATTATATGATCGGTCACGACAAAAAAAAGGCCATGAAACTGCAGGGTCTCTGGTTCTTATAAAAAAAAGCTTGCACTCACAGTTAGCACCTAAAAAATTGACACACTATTAAATAGTATACCAATTTTAAAAATGGAACCTTTTGTTTTGGATGAAAATACATCGCAGGTCGTGAACGGCCTTCTTGTTGCTGTTGGTGTAATGTTTGCTGTTAAAACCTTGAATGACATCATCGCTTCTGCCTTTAGAAGCGAAATGGGGGTTGAAGTTGCTCTAATGGACCTAACCAACGAAATCAGAGAGCTAAAGGAGGCAGTAAATGGCCTTTACAAGGAGCAAGAAGAGCCACAAACAGAGGACCAACAACAAGAAGAGGATCAGCAAGAAGAAGAGCAGCAACAAGAAGAGCAGCAACAAGAGGCCACGCTAGATAAGCACACTTTGCTGCGATCCAAACTAACAAACAATCAGGAACTGTACGTGTCTTACAAGCGCACAACGTTTCTAGCAAAGTACGAGCAAAAGGAGTCGACACCCCACGGTTACGTCCTGAAATACAACAATGTAGAATACCTAACGCCTAGTCAATTCAGCTTCGCGATGAAGAAGACTCTAAATCCGGCAATAAGCTCCGACAATGGTTGGGATACGGTCTTCATCATCACTGGCTACACGGAAAACGGTAAGCCGCTAAAGAAGAGTCTAAAGGAGTTAATTGCATAAATAGACATGAAATACCGATCTAAAGTGTTAATTAATAAATAGGGCAGATGAAACTAAATCCATTAGCAAAGTCATCAATAGTTTTTTTGCTATTGCTAAATAAAATTGGACCACTGCCCGTTTCCCCCTTATATTTAACAGTACTATATGAACCGATAGAAGGCCTATTTGTATGCTTAAGTTCTTACAGTGCATTTTTCTTATTTTCCCTTTTAATCTATTATAATTTAACAAAAGAACAACAGCAAACAGCAAAAAAAGCCCTAAAAAACATCGTAGAAGCCAGAATAATATCAGCTCTAGGAGTAGATGAGCAAACTGATATCAGTTAAAAAATCAACGCGACCCGGCAAAAAGTGGGATTTTACGTTCAAACATCAAAAGAATAATTCGCGAACATTCACACGTTCTGTAGGAAACTCGACGAGGGAAAACTACACACAGCATCATAATAAAGAACGAAGAAAACGATATTTAACGCGGCACAAGAAAGACCTTCTAACCAACGACCCAACGCGTCCTGGCTATATCTCCTACTACGTATTGTGGGGATCCAGTACAAGTTTCAACGACAACCTAACAAAATACAAGAAGCGTTTTTCGCTTTAAAGCCGACGCTCAAAGCTAGTCTTTGTAAGCTGTAACTCATTTGTAATCTTATCGGCATGTGTATTAAACTCCCTATACACGTGCCGACAAGCAACCGTATCGAACTTAGAAATAAGCAAACAAACACGCTTATAAACATCTAGAAGCCCAGGCGCCTTAACCTTCCATTGCCCTCCTATTTGTGAGATAACTAATTTAGAGTCACCCTCTATTTTAATAAACCGAATGCCTTCCCTTAAAGCTAATGTAAGACCCAGTTCTAGACCTCGGTATTCGGCCTCATTGTTTGTACCATAGTTAAAATATTCACCGACTTCCCATAAACACCTTCCAGATATATCAAATAACACTGCACCCGACCCGCACATTCCTGGATTAGGCACAGCACCACCGTCAAACTGTAAAAGATTGCACGTGGCCAAGTCGTGTGAGCCTTTTATTACGAAGAATGCCATTTTCTAAAACAAAAAGCTGCTCGCCCATATCAAATTTTGACCACCAACTAGTAGATGGCAAGTGACATCCTAATCGTCGGTGCTGGTATAGCTGGACTAAGGGTAGCGACAGAATTGTTAAAATCCAAGCCTGACCTTAAAATTCAGTTTGTAGAGATGTACAGCAAGGCAGGTGGTAGAATAGATACTATAAACACCCCAACGGCCCAATATGAGTCAGGGGCAGGGCGAATTCACAGCAGCCATATAAAACTTCTCGAAATTGTAAAGGCTCACAATTTAAATTTAACAAAATTGGATTCCACACTTAATTGGAGATCTTCTATCGACAAAGTAACACAAAACGACGATTTCTTCGCTCTTTTCAAAGGGTACCTCACAATTCTTCGAAATTTACCAAAAGCGAAGCTTAGAAGTCAGACGATCCGCGATCTTTTTATAGAGATCCTTGGCGTAGAAATGGCCAAACACATTTTAGACACTTACCCTTATCGATCAGAATTGGAAATTATGAGTGCCGATTCGGCCCTAGATTTATTCGATTCACTAGACAAAGGTAGCTTTTATATCATAAACGAAGGGTTTCATAAGGTCCCAGAGCTCTTATACATGAATTTAAAATCCAAGGGTGTAGAATTTAAATTCAACCACGAAATTCTAAAAGTGGATTATAGTAATATTTACAAAGTTACAGCTCTTAATAAGGGAAAAATAATTACATTCCAAACAAATCGTATCATTCTAGCAATTCCACAAAAGGCTCTAGAAAAAATTTATCCTTTCAGCCCAGACCATCCATTAATTCGAAAAGTTCGGATGGAGCCGCTTCTTCGAATTTATTCAAAATATAAAAGCACCGATTGGTTTCCAAAACATAGCATAGTAACAGATTCCCCTTTGAGATATATAATACCTTGTAACCGGGCACAAGGAATAATAATGAGCTCATATCTAGATGCCCGCGATATTGAGCCTTGGTCTAAATTCACAAAAAAGGAGCAAAATGAAATTCTTAAACAGAAGATCCAAAACGAGACTCAGAACCTATTTCCTGAGCTAGATATACCGAAATCCATTTTTACCAAGGCATATTTATGGCGTCAAGGATGTAGCTATTGGCTCCCAGGCAACTACGATTATAGAGAAATAAGCAAACAAGCATTGTACCCTATGCCAGAAACATACCCTAATCTACACATTGTTGGCGAATCGTTTTCGCAGAAACAACAGTGGGTTGAAGGGGCTTTAGAACATGCCGATCAATTGGTCAAGTTAATATTAGAAAGTATTTAGACAGGTGACTAATTTGCTAACCCCATCTTAGACATCTTAAATTATAACACCGACAAGTACAAAATTTAAGAACTCTTGACTTTTGTACTTATTTACCTACATCCTTCATCCAATTAACAACATCACCAGTTGCAGATGAAGATACACGTGACACGATTGACAACGGCTTTACAAAAATAAACGTGGGCAAGGAGCGAACGTCGCAATAGCCAGCAGTATAATCATTTATAGTCTGTTCTACCTTCCATAAAGGCACACCTACGGATTTAGCAGCAGCCTCCACTGCGTCCAGATCTAGCCGCTTACATGCCCCACACCAGGTAGCAGTAAAATATATAAAAAAGCCCTTGTCAGATGAGCGAAACCCAGCAGGCTTTACAACTTCCGCACGCCCATTCCAATACTCCTCAAACTCTAGCTGTGTATCAAACGTTCTCATTTCTTAGACGATAGAAGTTCAGACACAAATTTGCCCGCACCAGCTAAAACAACAGCAACAAGCGTGCCGGCAATAATAGGACCGGACGACATATCGCTAGAACCGCCACCAGTCTGTCGTGAAGCCGCTTTAGCCAAAGCAGCCGCCTGAACCTGTTCCATCATTTTATCGGGGTTAGCAATCGTAGCCAAGTTCTCCGTTACAGCTGCAGCTATTTTAGGACCTGTAGCCATTACCTCGTTGCCAACAGCAGCCGCCTTTTCAGTTGTTTTTATGGTTTTATCAGCTGTCTGCAGACTTGTCCCAACGGTAGGCTGTAGCAGTGGCACTGCTAATTCCTTGTAAAAAAACCGAAAGGTGGAAAGATCCATAACGCCAGGCATTCCCCCAAACCAAGGAGCACGCTGCTCCGCCAGAAGCTCCTCTTTTGAGACCTCAGAAGGGACAAAAAGATCATCTGCCTTAATCGACTCAGGAAACAAGAAGTTAAACGGCGGCGGCGGGCTTATGCCATCCTTCAAGACACTATCCGTAAAAAACAGAACCTTTACTATATCCCATATGACCCACATCCAACCAAACAAGAATATGAATATATTGAAACATGCCAATAATTTTGCTGCTGCTTGCCATGGAGCACCAACATAGAGTTTATCTAAGCCAAAGATGCCAAATAAAATAGCAAAGATTGCATATAGAGCAATATCCTTTTTGCTACGAGCAATTTTACCACCATTCTGCATAGCCTCAGCTTTTGCCACGGGATCTTCAAATATTCCACGACCTATTCCGCGTATCCAGTCAAAGGGCGATGTTAGCCCCTCTGCCTTGACCCTATTGCTATCAGAAACAATCTGTACAATGTCCCAGAAATACCATAAACCAAGCGAAAAAATATTAAATATCAACTTCTGCATGCCTGTGCCAAAGGACCGAATATAAAAATGATCAACGCCGAAAAAACCAAGAATAAAAGAGAGGCATATAAAAACGTAATAGTTGCGTTCAGGAAACTTCCAATGATCTATATCACTTGAATGAATAGGCTTTACAAATGGAGGCTCAGTATAGTTGCCTTCTTTGTAAGGTTCGCTAGTAAAAACGCCTCCTTCTTGTAAAGAAGCCGGGCCTTGCCCTGGATTTTCTTGTTGGTCTGTCATACCCTCTATGTGGACTTTTTAATTTTACTGACTCAAAATACCGTGCCAAAAAGTTTCGGTCCTATAAAAGTTATGAACTCTTTAGAGTTCATAACTTTTGTACTTGCCGTAAATAAAGCTAAGCTGTGAAAAGTACACCACCTAACCCTGCAGCAATACGGAACACGTTATAGTTCGTAGCATAGACCGTAACACCAGAATCGTAACGTTTGACACCAGGTGTTGCATTCATAGTCAGCGAAAGAACAATATTGTCAATGCGACTAGCATTTAGCGAACCCTGAGGTTGTGCTGCCTCAGGTGCCAAGCTAAACGAATATACATAAATATAGTTATCAGGAATGCATGTGTGTCGTTGCCAAGGCTGTACTAATCTGAAATAAGAAGCATCACGAGCCTCAAATCGATCATACCCATCTAAGCGAAGCACTACCGAAGAAATCTGATCAGCAAGACTGACGTGTTGTTCTACAAGCATACGGTTACTATAGTTAAACCACTCATTTGCCTGGACCATACGATCCTGCTGCACAACCCACACAAGTTCTTTCAGCGGATTGTTAAAATCTAGAGTGATATTTGATATAGAAGCCCCAGCAGGAATACCCGTTTTGTGCTGAACCTGTACTTGTTCAATCAAATACTCGTGTTTGCTACTAGCGAAACGTCTGCGTTCATCAGCATCCAGGTGAATATAGTCACCCCACATTACAATAGAAGTTAGTTGTGGGTTAGACGTACCGGACTGAGCCAATGGCTGCTGCGGGTTTAGAATAAGACTATCTCTGTAAAAGAGTGTCGCCAATGAATGAAGCTTAATAATTAAGCGAACAGGATGAGCCTGCATAGCTACAAGCGGCAAACTAAGCCCAACATTGTTACAGAACCAGAACCGCAAAGGCACGTAAAGCTTAAGCGGCCCAGGTTGCGAATCCTGTCTATATGCCTGCTGATATCCAATCATGTTATTATAGCCAGTCCGCTTTGAAGCATCCACCTGCAATTCCGACATGATTTGTAAATATTCCCCGTATTGCCGATCAATCTCTTTTCCACCTACTTCAAGACTAATATAGTCTAACATGGCATGACCAATACCATTTACCCAAGATGTATCCGCTGTCATCGAGTTGTTATTTAACCAGTTTGGGTCAGAAGTTGGCTGCAAATACTGAGGCAATATCGGGAGTGAAATCTCCAATAGTAAAGTATTTAATAAATCCCCCTTTCGGGGTATAGTTACAGCAATAACCTTCCCGAAATCAGCAGCACCTTCAAAATCTATGCGACAACTCTCTATGGAAAAATTAGTATGACGTCTATATACTTGTTTAAAAAAAGTTGTCTGTGGGTTCCCACTTAAATATATATCTTGTCTTCCAGTGGCAACTAATTGTAAAAGCCCTCCACCAAGCATCCTATCTGTTCATTGGGTTCTTTTCTTAAACCCAGTCGCACCGGCAAGTACAAAAATTAAGATCTCTTCTGCCGTGTCTGTGAATGTAATGGCAAGTACATTAAGAACTCCACGGAGTTCTTATGCCGTGTCTATGAATGAATCATAATTTAAGATGTCTTAGACATCTTAAATTCGGTACCCGGTTCGTTATAACCAACGCTTTTAAAAACTATCGAATTAATAGTAGCCCTTATATAGGATGGCCTCATTAAAGACCTTAGAAATAGATACATTGCGATTAAGAAATCTCTTAGTCGCCACAAAAGACAATACATTTATACCAGCTGACAATCATTTATATTCAAAAGGCGACGGAACTACATTTTGGTCAACGGGTGTGACAGCAATACAGTTTATAAATTTATCAACTACTGTATCAACAAATCAAAGCACAAATTCGGGCGAAATAAACAAACTAGAAAGCACGTTTATGGATTTTCAATACGACATTATATCAACCCTATTTGGTTTCTCCACATTCAGTATAAATCTGAGTACTTACACAGTTAGTTTAAAATATACAGACGACCAACTAGGTGCCTATTCCACACAACAGAACATCTATTTATCAAGGAGTTATCAAACAAAAGAGGAAGCTACATATGCTTCAAATCTTCTTTCGTCGCGTATTACAACCACAAACTCTTACATTGACAGCGAAGTATCAAGACTTTCTTCCGTAACAGAGAGTTTAAATAAATTAAATACAATCAGCCATAGCACAATATTGACAAATATATCAAATTACACAGGTTCCACATTTACTGGAATATTTGCTATAGAGGACAGAAATAAATCAGCACTACAGACAAGCATCATAAATAATTCGGAGCTAACGCAAAACAATATTAACGCACTATCTACAACAATAGGATCGCGTTTTGATATAAACAACTTGAATAACACTCAAACAAATCTCAATAATGCAGTAAGCTCCTTAAGTGCTGCTATAAGTTTAAACGGGCAATCAACTTACAATTCCTCAATACTTTATACAAATGCGTCAATTAGCACCTTATCAACGTCAATAAACAAAAACTTTCAACTATTTGATTCGACCATAAACCAGAATATAAATACGAAAATAACAAATATAAGCAGCCAATTAAGTTCCTACATACAGATAAACAATACCAATTTGAGCACGTTTATAGGAAAGCAATCGACAATAAATCAAGCATTAACTAGCGAAGTGCAGATGTTAATAAACAAGGGTCTTACGCAGCAACTTTATAACACATTTATTCAGCTTGAAACCTATTCTGCCGGTGTTGTCAAATCTACTATATCAACTGTAAATAATAATTTTATATCAACAATCAGCAGCTTTACAAGTTTTTATTCAACAAGCCTACAACAGGCTAATTCAACAAGTTTTAGTTATTTAGTAAATTCATCTTTTACATTAACAATATCATCATTGACAACTTTAGTAGAAAGCACAATGACAAGTTCCATAACAGGAAATACAGGTGGTTTTTCATCGACGGTAAATGGTTTAAATCAGTCAAATATACTTATGGTAGCAGACATATTAAGTACAAATGTAGTCGAGTTGAGCTCACTAATAACATACACGCAAGGGCAGATAACATTACTAGAGTCGCTTAAATTTTACGATATAAGTACATTATATTATACACAGTTTAAAACAGCCCCAAGCATCATTATGAACTCTGTTGATGGTCTAGTATCGCTGAGCAATGTAAATAATGTTACAGGATTAGATTCGCTGGTCGCCTCAGTGATTAATTTAGATCTAAGCACATACGATAATTTTTATATTTATGTATCTGATATTAGCAGCGAAGTATTTTACGGTCTAACATATACTCCGTCTTCTGAAATAGTAAGCAAGGATATCAGTTTAAAAATAGACATAACTTCTTCTTATACGAACAAATTTATGACAATTGATACATCCAATCTATCGAATTGGCTAGGCTTACCGAAAATCTATAACAAAGGTACAAACGCCCTTAGTGCTACAAATACACCACTTATCTATTTATCAACGTTTTTAGGATCACATATAGTTCAAATGCGTCTAGAACGAAATTTATTATATATTCGCGATATATTGACGGTACCCTATATTTATACAACTATGGTCATCACGGGTTATCAGATAAATAATGCTATCATACCAAACGACCCTCTTCTTCAGCAGTCGTCCTTTATATACTGCAATACAGAAATTCCTTTAACATGGCAAACAAACGATCTAAACGTAAATGTAGGAATAAAGTTCGAAGGTAAAGATTTAAATGGGAAAAAGGTGACGGCTTGGTCAGGTCCATATTCCTCTGCCAAAAACACGGCAAATATTAGAGCACCGTATGGGTCCACATTAGTAAAATACGATAAAATGTATCTTTCTATATACCCTCCGTCTGGTTTTATGTCAAATCCGGCAAGCGGCAATACTCCAGGAATCAGTCAGATATTTGATATGGTGCCCATAGACCCACCCATAAATGTTTTTACACCCTCATTAAATTGTAAGATAACAGTTTATAATCCTGGATCAGTAGAAAAAATCTTAGAAGTAAGTGAATTAGTTGTTAATAATTATAGTGGGGTAAATCTAGTAGGTAAAAAATATAGAGACTATGTAACCATAACAAGCACAAGTTCATACCCATATCAAGGAGATTTCAATACCTGGAGAACAAATAATATCTTCGATGGGTCTCAATTAACGGCATTTAGAGGCGGTCAAGATGCAAATACAATAGATTACAATGCGTTTATATCATGTGAGTTACATACAATAAGTGCTGCTGCTGGAAGAATTTCCTCCATCGAAGTAACTGGTTCAGAAAATAATCTGTCATTGTTCTCAATGGATGGATTATCACTAAAAGTCGAAAACAAGAATGAGCCTGGCATTAAAGACGGTTTATTTAGTAAAATAGTTACGCTAGACGGAAGAACACCGAACGTAATCGCGTTCGACTAAGTGCCGTGTCAATGAATGTTTAAGAACCCCTATCGAAGATGGTTGGTTCTTAAAATCGGTACCGGCAAGTACAAAATTTAAGAACTCCGTGGAGTTCTTAAATTTTTTTGCCGTGTCTGTGAATGTATCTTAAATTCGGCACGTTAGATTTACTTTTTAACAGACGCCTCAGGCTGAGTACCGTATTTCTCCTCATACTCCTTTTCAGAATACACGTTGTTAAGTAATGTATCCTGTTTTTTACGTTCTTCAATCATCTGCTGGAGTTTATCACTAACCTCTTTAGAACACTCCTCTTTCTTACCGGAAACTACGTTTCCAGATGCCAAGTTTCGTTTAATACGACATCCACCCATCTATTCCGTTATAAATAAATAAAATTACAATTTCCGCCGCATAATAAAAGCCATTTAAGCACGATATTAGTTGATTAAGTAAATGAAGGCTACGCACCCAAATACTGGAAAGCCTATTAGTATAATTAGAACAGACACTCAGATAACGAAATCAAACAGAACATTGCTATGGCACACACCAACCTTGTCAAAATCACCTAGATGGCAACGTTGGTCTGTAATAATAACCGATCCAAAATCATTAGAAACCCAACCAACGCCAGAAATTGCATTTATCTACAGTATTCAAAATGATGAAGAAAAACAACTATGGTCTAATTGGCTAAAAACCATTAAAAACGAAACGCTCGTCATAACAACACCTAAACTGATGGAAAAACTACGCTTGAATGCTGAATATAACGAATCCCTTCTATCAACAAGTGAGTTCGAGTTACGCTATCCTTTTTTGCCAGTTTTAAAGGAAGATGATCCTATTGGCAAATGGATAGTAAATATAGCAACGCTAATGAGATTCCATAAACTAGTAAGCCCATTTTCTATTACCAATACAGCATTTACGGGCACTATTGAATACATAGATCCTAGCTCGGATGCCGAAAAGGTCGTACCACCGATATACCTTATTCAGCAATACTTCAAATCACCCGTCCCTAAGCGTCACCAAGAAATAACAGAAGTCCTTGACCAAAACATCAAGTGTAAATACATAGACAAAATTATTTTATTAAACGAAGAACTTTATAAGCTGCCAAAAACAGATAAGATCGAACAGGTCATTATTAAAAAACGCCTTACCTATCTTGATGTAATAAGATATATAAAAAACAACGTACCAAAGGACGTTTATGTCATCTTTTCCAACTCAGACATTTACATGGACGAAACGTTGTGTGCTTTGTATAGCATTGACATGGAAAAGAAGTTTCTTTCGCTTTTGCGTTACGATGTAGTTCCAGGAAAAGAACCACAACTTTTCGGTCCTCGTCCAGATTCACAGGATACGTGGATGCTCTGGTCCTCTTCTATAGATTTTGAGCCAACAGAAGAAGATTTTGGCTTCACGTTTGGTGTATCAGGGTGCGACAATGCCCTAAATACCTCATTTCTAAAGAAACGTTTCACCGTTGTGAATCCAGCACTTACCATACGAACATACCATGTTCATAATAGTAACGTAAGAACCTACGTAAAATCCGAAGTCGTTGATCGTTACGTATTCTTATATGTTAATCCATCGGCATTACAGGAATACGACCCTGTAACTGATTTAACACAATACAAAGTAACGGAATGGCAACGAAAGCCCATACAGAGTTTTACGCGAACCATTAAATACGTAGATAAAACAACTGCCGCAACTATCTGTAAGATGTTAAGCCGTGAGTCACGCTACGATTA